ACGTCTAGCTTTACTTTAACCGAGTCGCAAACCGAAATGCTCGAAGCCCTATGAATACTTTTAAAGTTCGATGCTCGGCGCTTGGCAAAATTATGACCTCGCCGCGTTCAAAAAGCGAAATACTAAGCCAAACGGCTAAGACCTACGTCGAAGAGCAAGTATTACAAGCAAAATACGGAATAGTCAAAACGTTTAACTCGCGTTACACCGACAAAGGTAACCTAGTCGAAGACGAAAGCATTAAACTAGCTAGCGACGTCCTAGACTTAGGCTTTATCTTGAAGAACGACGAACACTTTAGCAACGACTGGGTAATGGGTACGCCCGACGTAAACACGAACGACATTCTTTTAGACGTAAAAAGTTCTTGGGATGCTACGACTTTCCCGTTCTTTGCTACGGAAATACCGACTAAAGACTATTACTACCAACTACAGGGCTATATGTGGCTCACGGGTAAACAAAAAAGTTTACTAGTTTACTGCCTAGTCAACACACCGCTAGACATGGTTCAAGACGAAATCCGTCGAGCGCACTGGAACGCCAATCTTTTAGAAGAAAGTTTGGATCTTATAGACGAAGTGCAAAAGCGCCACAACTTCGACCATATACCCGACAACCGCCGCGTTAAAGTCTTTGAGGTCGAACGTGACGACGAAGTAATAGAACAAATAAAAGAACGCGTCGAACTATGCCGCGAGTATTACGAAACCCTTTACAATTTCCTATGACACCAAAAGAAACTGCCGAATTTATTTTAGATGAATGCTATAGACTAGAATTAGAAACAGTTTACTATGGTGTTAACAATTACTTAGCCAAGAAATTTTGTGCAATTGCAATAGAAGCTGGGTTAGAATTTGAAAAAAAAATAGTTAAAGACCTAGAAGACCTTTGTAAAAACTCAAAACTAGAATTTAAATTTGAGGGTTATTTTTGGGACGACGTTAAACAAGAATTAGAAAAGCTATGAAACAGCAAATAGAAGACAAAATAGTTTTACGTGTTTTGGCCCGTTTCAACGAACGTTCGAAACTCGGAATAATGAAGTACAACACAACGCTAGAAAGAAACGACCTAAGCACCTTAGAATGGCTCACACACTTACAAGACGAACTTATGGACGCGACTTTGTACGTAGAACGACTAAAAGACGAAGTAAAACAATTTAAACAAGGATAAGGGGTAAAAATTGCCACATATCTAAACACGAAATGTAAAAAGTATGATAAAAGAATTTGTAAAACAATGGGATGAACGTAAGCATCTATTAGAAGAATGGTTAAAAGAAAACCAACCAAGTAATTACGATGATATTTATAAAAAGCTATTTGAATTGGTAGTAACTCAACCAAATAGCTACAATGATTCTTGGGACTGGGAACGCTTCGAAATTATTGACGATGGTGATTGGCAAGGTAATAGGATTTTTATACTTTGCAATGATTGCTATCAACCTAATTTGGAAGACTATATTTTTACGGAAGTTAGCTATGGTTCGTGTTCGGGTTGCGATACATTCCAACATATTCGAGATTTAGATGGATGGGATAGCGACAAAAACACGGACGAACAAGTCAAGCAGTATATGACACTCGCTTTACATATGGTTCAAGAAACTAAAACCTTTAAACAACAAGAACAATGAAGACACATTTAATAACATCTATTATTATCATTTTAATAATTGGATGTATTGGATTAATATATTTATTTCCAATATTAGGATTAGTAGCATTATGCATTATACCTCTTGCATTATCGTATTATCTTATATATCAATTTGTTAAGAATGATTTTGAAATTTAAACAACAAGAACAATGAAACAAAAACACACTTGGATTGATTCGTGTTTAGGTAATTATGATTGGTATAGACAAATAAGAGGTGGAGTTTGGTATCAGCACGTTTATACTGATGATGCTATTGAATTAAAATTAAATACCCACCCATTTTTTTGGGCAAGATATTTTCAAGATGATAAAAATCTTACAATTGTATTATTTATAGAAACATATAATAAACAACAAGAACAATGAAAACAATAACAAAATCAGTAATTAAGCTATCGGAGATTCCCGAGCATTTACAAAAAGACGAAATCCTACAAGGACACAAGGTGCATACATACGCAGAGTTCCATATTGATAACTCCGAACAAGATGAGTTGACATTATGGCTATTGAGTCAGTATCCTACATTAAAACGAAAAACAAGTTTCTTAATTCACATTGACCAAGAAACAAAATCTTGTGAGGATATTGCACACGAGTCTTATTTATATGGGCATACAGTAGGCTTTACTAAAGCTATGGAAAAATTACAGAACATTGAAACTAAACAACAAGAACAATGAAAATAGAAATAACACACTACGGACACAAAGCGAGCTACGAGTTCGAACACGAGGATGTAGAGCTTGATGACTTGATTTACCACATTGAGCAGTTGATTAGATTAACTGGATATTCAATTAACGGAACATTACAAATAGTAAACGAAGAACAATGAAAAAATTTAACCTAGAGTCTTACAAAGACTTATTAATTGAAATGAACGAAAAGACAAACTTTCGCTTTGACGAACTAAGCCAAACGCGTTGGGACGTGTTTAACGTGTTAAAGACGAACGGCTACATTAAGAAAGTAGACCGCGCGGTTTACACTTGGGCAGGTAGAAAACCAACTAAAGCAACCGCCAAACGTGTAGCCATGCTAACGACTGAATACCGCAAAAGCTGGGCGTCTAGTCAAAAGGACAAAAAGGACGTAAAGGACAAGCAAATTAAAATAAAATTCTCAAATCCTAAACCTAAAGCTATGGACAAACGACAAGAACGCGAACAACTAGCCGCGATCGGTACTATTATTTTAGTAACGGCCATTGCATTAACTTTAGTCATTGCATTTATTAGCAACTTTTAAAATCAAATATAATGGAAAACAAACCAAATTCAGGCGCAATCTTTAAGAACGACAAAAAAACAAGCGCTAACCAACCCGACTACAGGGGAAAAGTGAACGTAAACGGAAAAGAAATGGAAATAGCCCTTTGGGTTAAAACTTCTAGTGCGGGAAATAGTTATTTTAGCGCGTCTTTTTCCGAACCATACGTAGCGCCACAATCTGCACCAGTAGTTTCAAACGACGACTTACCCTTTTAAGTTATGATTATGTTTATTCAAGACGAAGCGCTTAGGCGCGGTATTAAAGACCTATTGAAAACACGAACTCGAAACCAAATAGTAACGGAAATAAAACAAAAGACGGGAAAGTTTCACCATTTTCAAATAAACAATTTCCTAGACGGCAAAGACGTTGCACTTTCGACCCTCGTTAAACTTGATGAATACCTTTATAAACACCTACACTAACAACTAGCCCCCGTAAAAAGGGGCTTTTTTATTTAAAAAAAGTCTTGTTTAAAAATTAATCTTATATTTGACTAGAATTTAACCATATGGAAATACTACTTTACATTGCGCTTGCATGGTTTTTAACGAACTTTGAGCCACTTCAAGACCTAATCGACCGACTCTTTACCGAAGTCCCCTTAAATCGCCTTACAATGTATTTACACGGCGCGTTCGGTTGTCCTAAGTGCATGGGCTTTTGGGTTACGTGGCTTGTTAGTGGTCAATTTCTTACCGCGTGCCTAGTTTCTTTATGTTCTTACGTTGTCGACTTATGCTTAGCGAAGCTCAATTACTAGAAATAAACGGAATACTAGCCATTTTGAACCCCGAAAGGCTTAGTAAAATGCACTTACGTAAGTTGCAATCCATTAAAAACAAGGTAACGGGCCAATATGACAACCGATGTTTGTGTGGAGTCCCTGACCGACAAAAGTTTTATAATGAGTTCTTACAATGGTTTGAAGCGAACGCTTGACAAGTACGTAAGCGAAAACTACGAAGAAGTAAGGGCCTACGCTAATTACTTTTTAACGCGTTACGTCAATAGTAAGAAGCTGGCGTGTTCGATGCTGAACGCCGACACTTGCATAAACAACGCTTACTTGCACGTTTTGACCATTGACACCGAAAAGACGGACGAAAATAGCGTAAAAAGCTACCTACTAAACACAATCAAATATCAAATTATTTGGAATACTAGTCTAAGCCACAAACAAGACGACATAAATAGCCAAGTCCCCGACCTACTAGACGAACCTGACAACGACGAAGTCTTAGACAAGATCCAAATTGAAAACGTTTACAACTTTCGCAAGTGGTGCATTCAAAAATACAGGTCGGAAATAGTCGACCCTGTAGAAAAACGAATAGCCCAAGTCTACTTTGACGACAAAAAGCAAACGGCCGAAGCTATGGCAGAATATTTTAACGTAAGCCGCACGTCTGCCCATTACATGATCAGGGACTTAAAACAAAAAATAAGAAAAATTCAATATTGTTATGAGCGCTTATAAACTATTTTACGCAGTTGCTACCCTTGCTTTCTTAGCTATGGGCGTAGCTTTAACTTACGAAGGCCAAACGGCCTATTTGCAAATCTTAGGCGTTGGGATATGCGCTTACATTATTGGTCGCTTTGACGAAGAACTAAACAAGAAACAAGATGAAAATTAAAGACGAATACAAAGGGAAAACCATAGTAACCTACGACTCGGTTCTAGGACAACGTAAAATTGAAGTCGACAAAATCGACCCCGCACGTTTTACGTATTACAATACCATAGGCTTAGGCTACCTTTTCGAGAAATCGACTATTGCTTACACGGGAATAGACCACGAAACGTCGCAATCGGACGCAGTAGAAGAACCTAAGGCGGTCGAACCAACCGAAACACGTAAGAAACCAGCTACAAAAACACGTAAACGCAAAAGCAATGCCGCAACCAATTAAAGGAGAAAAGAAAGAAACGTTTATTCAGCGTTGCATGGCCGACGAAGAAAGCGTAAACTCGTTCCCTAAAGAAGATCAACGTTATGCCGTATGTAATCGAGTATGGGATACACACACCCGCGAAGCTTTAAGCCTTTACAAGCGTTCTTTTGCCGAAGATAGCTACACGGACTACCCGAAACAAGCAAGCGAAAACGCTAAAATTGCTCTAAGATGGGCCGAAGAAAACGGGTGGGGTTCTTGTGGTACGGACGTAGGTAAGCAAAGAGCCAACCAACTAGCAAAAAACGAACCCATAAGCCGAGACACCATAGCAAGAATGGCAGCCTTTGAACGACACCGCCAACACTCCAATAAAGAACTAGGCGACGGATGCGGACGTTTAATGTGGCTAGCTTGGGGCGGCGACGAGGGAATAGAATGGGCGCAACGTAAACTCGAACAAATAGACAAATGAAATACGCAATAGTCGACATAGGTAAAAACATGGCATCTTATTGTAGCGTAATAGAAGCCGAACTAAAAAAAGACGGAATACATTACGTAATTTACCTAACCGACCAAGACAACCTAATGTGCGTAGAATTTATAACCGAAGACGACTTTTTAGACCACTTTAAAAACACGAACAATGGCAGGAAGGCCTAGACACTTAAAAGAACCAGAAGAACTATACACCCTATTCGAAAACTACGTAATAGAAACAAAGAGCCGAACCCGTAAAGTCCCAAAGGCTACGAATAAAGGCGTATTGTACGAAGAACACGTGCCACCCCTTACAATTGACGGCTTTAAAACGTATTGCAATAAGCAAGGCGCGGACATAAACCGCTATTGGTATGGCATAGGTGAAGGGTTCGACGCATTTGTAACCATCGTTACGCGTATTAAAGAAGAAATCCGAAACGACCAAGTCGAAGGGGCGCTAGTTGGGCAGTATCAACAGAATATCGTAGCCAGGCTAAACGCGCTGACCGAAAAGACGGACGTAACAAGCAACGGCGAAAATATAAACGAAATCAAAATAAGTATTATTCGACCTGACACTAAGGAACTAGAGTAACATGGAACTAAAGAGTACAATAGTCTTCGAACGTAACTACGACGCGCTTTATAATAACGAGGCGCGTTTTATCATTAACGAGGGTGGCTCGCGTTCAAGTAAGACGTATTCGCTTTGTCAATTGATCCTGGTGTACTGCCTACAAAATAACGGCGTGGTCGTTTCAATTATTCGCAAGACATTCCCAGCTTTGAGGGCAACGGCAATGCGCGACTTTTTCGAGGTACTAAAAGAGTCGGGAATTTACGACAAGGCTAGCCACAATATGAGCGAACACATATACACGTTCCCAAACGGGTCTATGGTGGAGTTCTTTAGCGTCGACGACGAACAAAAGATTCGAGGTCGTAAACGCAACCTAGCGTGGTGTAACGAGGCTAACGAACTATTCTACGACGACTTCACCCAATTAAATATGCGTACCGAGTCGAAGCTAATCTTTGACTACAATCCGTCGGACTCGACAAGCTGGCTTTACGACCTACCAAAAAACGAAAGCGTACTAATCAAATCCACGTATAAAGACAATCCGTTTTTACCCGACTCAATCAAACGCCAAATCGAAGACCTCAAACGAACCGACGAAGCCCTTTACCAAATTTACGCGCTAGGTGAAAAGGCTATAAGCAAAAGTAACATTTACTCGAACTGGACATTTTTACCGCACCGCCCCTCACGCTTTACGGAATTTGTATACGGATGCGACTTTGGGTACAATCACCCGACGGCGTTAGTGCGCGTCTATTGGCATGAAAAAGACATTTTCATAGAACCCGTAATTTACGAAAGCTACCTAACTACCTCGAACCTAATCGACCGCCTAGCCGACCTAAACATCGAGAAAGAAACGGAAATAATAGCAGACTACGCACGGCCCGAAATCATTGCCGAAATGAACAACGCGGGGTACAACGTACACAACGCGAACAAGTCCGTAAAGAAAGGTATCGACAACATTAAAACCTTCGGGGTCTTTTGTCTTGAAAACGAACACCTAAAGAAAGAATATCAAAACTACAAATGGAAAAAAGTAGGTGACCAGATTTTAGACGAACCCGTAAAGCTATATGATGACGCTATGGATGCCACTAGGTACGCGACAACCTACATAAAAGAACAATACTTTACCGACGACGCCTATTTTGCTTTCTAATTAAAGACGGGCGCAAATTAATATAGTTATGGCACAATCAATAATAGCACAACCCCAAAGCTTTACACCCGCTTACAACCCCGTAAAGTTTATAGTCGACTCGACTAATAAGAACCTCGACGGCTTCAAGTACATTTTCGACGTATACAACGGCGCTACCCTAATCGGACGCTTCAAAGTATTACCTACCTACGGAACGGGTTACGGCGAACTTGACCTTTCGAAGTTCCTTAGTTCTTACGTGAGTTGGGATTTCCAACCTACCATAACGACGGACTACGACGCGGTAAATAGCTACTATCCTTTCACGTTAAAGACGGGCGAAGAATACCTAGCGCAGTTCAATTACACCTCAGCCCTTACAAACTCTGGCGGCTTTGTTCGCGTGAACGTTACAAACACGTTTGCAATAGGCGACCAAATAAACATAGCGCAAGCGGACGGAGGTACGGCTAACCCGTTACTCGAAGGCTTACATTCGGTTACCAACTCTAGCGCTACATGGTTTGAAGTTAACGTGGCGTGGTCTAGCGTTACCGATGCAAACATAGACGGCTCGGTTACCTACGCGGACAACCGCAAAGTAGTAACGTACGACATAACTACTTTCTCGACTAAGAACGTTTTTAACGGGGCTAGACGCTTTATTGAGTTCCCTACGTACGACCAAGACACGTACAACCCTAACGGCATTACCAAGCTTTGGCTTACAAACCAACCTCAAACGGAATTTAGCGCAACCATAGGTCAGGACCTTTGGCTTAACATTCGAGGCCGAATAGGTAAGAAAATAGTCTTTGAAAACTCGAACGGAGACATTCTTTATAAATTCCTTACAAACAACACAACTATTGAAGGCGTAGCAGTAGGCCCTAACAACGCGGGAATACTTACGGCGGGCGTTGGTACGTTACCGCTAATCAAACCCGACACAACCTATTACGACTTTTGGTACGACGACTCTGGGCAAAGTTCCGTAAAGTACCGCGTGAATTTAGACCGACGCGTTCAAATTAACGAATACCACCTTTGCTTCCTTGATCGCATGGGTTCATGGTCTAGCTTTGCGTTTCAGCTTAAGTCCTACGAACGTGGCGAAGTACAACGCGACGAATACAATAAAGACGTACAAGGCTACGTAAGCGGTGGCGAATGGAATTACAATTACGAAGAGTTTGGCTTTAGTACGTTCAACATAAACGTCGTAAAGACGCTAGAACTCAATTCAAACTGGATGACTGAAAACATGGCTACTTATTTCGAAGAGTTGGTAACTAGCCCGCAAGTATTCTTTAAGCTTGTCACGTACCTAACAACCGAAGACGGCGTGCCAGTAATAGACGAAAACGGATGCCCCGTGCGCGTACCTGAGTCAACAAATTACCTACCCGTAATTGTAACAAACAACTCTTACGAAGTCTTCAAGCAACGTAACAAGAACCTAATCAAACAAAGCCTAGTTGTTAAGCTAGCAAATAACGACGCAATCAATGGTTAAAATAATTCTAGACACGGGCGTTCTAGACGTGCGCCAAGACGTTAGCTTTCCGCTTACCTTTTCCGTTGGTGAAATACGCGACATAACCAAACGAACAGGGACTTTCTCAAAGACTATTGTCTTAGCGGGAACGGACAACAATAACCAGCTTCTTAATCATTACTACGACGTAAACATCGACGCGGGTACGTTTGACGTTTCGCAGTTGACGTATTGCCAAGTTACGCAGAACGACGTGGTAATTATGGAAAACGCCGTCTTACAATTGATTTCCGTAAACAAGTCCCAACTTACGGACGCGCACGAACAAGTTGTTAACTACGAAGTCTTGATAAAAGACACAAAGGCGGAACTATTCACGGCCATAACAAACGCCGAACTTACCGACCTAGACTTTAGCGACCTCAACCATTTTAGTAACTCTACGTCGATTATTGCAAGCTTCGGCTTTACGCAAGCCAACGGCTATAAATACGTCTTACCTTACGACACGGACGCCCTTTATAACGTGCGACAAATTAAGCCTGCTATTTACGCGAAGACTTATTTTGACCGCATCTTTGCCAACGCAGGTTTTACCTACACATGGACGGACTTACAAAACGCTAGGTTCGATAAATTGCTAATTCCTTACAACGGCGACGAAAACCAAATTGACTGGACGGACTACAAAGTTCTTGCAGAAAACACTTACACAACTACCAATGCGCAA